ACTAATAAGGTCGGAATTATAGCGATACCAACTATACTTAATAATATAATTAAAAAGAATAATGTCATACCTTCCTCCAAGTAGCGAACCTTGCTTCTGCTTCTAACCCACCGAAGGTATTATTACTTATAGTTTCTAAAATATCTTCTTTTGTTTTACCATTCATTATCATCTCATTTATATCTTTTTCTTCGTAGGTATCTGGCCAAAGCACGACTTTATACCCTAATTTTATATTCTTTTCTATAATTCTCACAACATCTTTATGTCTTCTTTCGTTATCAGGAACTATGACCGCATTAGTCATAATAGTTCTTAATGTATACATATCGAAGTTAGATCCAGATACTGCTATAGCATTGGGTAAAAACAAACTGTCAATTGGACCCTCTGTTATGAAAATCGGTTTAGAATAATCTAATCTTTCTAAACCGAATATTTTATCTTCTGTTTCGTCAACTTTGATTGTTATATATCTGGGGATTTCCTTACCAAATGCTCTACCCTGCATAGCAAAACATTTACCATGTTTATTGAAAAATGGTATGACTAACCTCGGGTGGTCTATCTTTAACAACCCGTCTGTGAATTGATATTTAATATTATTATTGACGTATTTAAAAAACTTAGGTGTATAATAAAACAAATCCCACAATTCTTCTGATATCATTCTAGACTTCAAATATTTCACTGCATAATGAGTTTCTGACAATGAAGTAACTTGTTTAAGTTTAGACAATACTTCGTCTTCTAACACTTCTCCTTTCAGGGAAGGAAGTATCTCTGTTATATTTGTATGGGGAATATACTTATCATTTCCAGTTTTATACCGTTCCATTACATATTCGGAATATACACTTGCATCTATTCTTTTGATAAGATTACCAAGTGTAGATCCATATTGACATTTATGGCATTTTACAAATAATCCATTGGTCTGTCTATAAATGTATAGACGAGCCTTAGTAGAACTCTTGGAAGAGTCTCCACAGACTGGACAACTCGCTTGCCATAGATATTCGGATTTCTTTTTAAAATTTCTAAGTCTTGAACCAATTATATTGGTATATTTGATATCAATCCACAACATAATATATTTCCAAAGGGTAACTCATAGAATAAGTATACACCAATAGATTAAAAAAGTAAAGCTATAATTTTATTTAAATTATTTTTACAAAAGTGCTTTACTTTATTTGGTAACTAAGGTATACTAACTGTGTTAGGTTTGGTGTGAGGTCTTATTAGTAATTACTTAATAACTGATATAACTTTACTAACTGTATCTAAGTTATAACCTACAAATAAAACAACTGCAATGATTCCCCCAATGTACCAACGATATTTCTCTAGTTCATTAAGTCTTGAATCAAGTGCATCAACTTTAGTAGAAAGGGATTTGTATTGAGTAGTAGTTTGTTTGGAAGCAGTATCGAGTTTAGATTCTATTCTAGTCTCAACATTACCCATTTCTTTTAAAATATCTTTAGTATTATGTTCCATTTTCTTATAGAGGTCTTTGATGTCATCATGAGCATCTTCAGTATCTTTTTCAAGATTACCAATGCGTTCGTCATGTACTGCTAATAGACGGCCAATATTGTTAGTGGATTCTGCTATTTTATCGAGAGTTTGATCTAATTTATTAACAACAGATTTTAGAACTTGAACATCCGTTTCAGTTTGCATACCTAATTCCCTACAAAGATTTTTGATTTAAATCAACAGCAACTTGAGTCAAATCTTGTCGCTTTACAATAGACGTTTTCTTTCTTTTTATCGGTACATCTGTACTCACATTAGAGGGTGCTCCATTCGCAGGCATGGAAACATTTGTAGGTCCAACAGCAACCCCATCTTCAAGAAATAATTTAGTTTGTATAGTTTCTTCTGCAAGAATAATATTGAGATCAATTATTCTTTTTAAGTCATGTTCACTAATAGTATTTATATCATTTGCGTATGATTCTTTAATAAGATATAATGCTGCCACTATATTCTTAAATCTATTATCCCCTCCAGGTAATTTATTCAATATCTTTTTAATATTGAATACAAGTCTACTTAGATAATCATAAGCATCCTTTTCTTCTTCAGTATTGGGATCTTTTAATTTTTTACCATTTTTATCAATAATACCTAGTGCAAAAGCATCTGTATCTTGAAATGGTTTGACCAACATACTTAACACTCTGTATGCTATAAGATTGTCAACTATTCTACTCATTAAAGTTCCCTTAATTTTGATATAATATAATCATCTAGGTTATAATTAGATGTTACAATACCATGTTGAAGTATAGCATCGGGCATTCTATTTAAGTATACTAGGAAGGTTATTAGAATATTCCAATACTCTTCATCTAATTTATAGAATAAAATATTTATAGTTGCTTCTCCGAATAAATTAAAGAGAACGATTATGTGGTTTAATATCAACCGTTCTCTTAATTCTTCTTTATCGGCCAAGTATCTCGTCAATAGTTTCTGTAAGTATAACACTCTATTTAAATCCTCTTCGAACTCCTTTATAGAAGTACATTGAGGATTATCGTAGTATTTCATACAATATACTAAAAAATTATCTTTGTTTAATATCATAAATTTGGGGTATATTTCAACCCCATATTAATTAAGAAACGAAAGTCAATACTGCTGGAGTAGAAGTTACTGCAGCGATAGCATTTGGAGTAGTATTAATTACTACACGGTAACGATCGCCTGTGTTTGCCGATGTTTGACTAGATAGAACAATTGAAGAGTTGGTTGCACCAGATACGTTTGCAAATTTGGTTGAACCAGCAACTGATTTTTGCCATTGATAAGTAATAGTTGCAACAGGAGATACCACAGATACTGTAGCAGATACTGAGAATGTCGCCGCACCACCAGAAGTATTTTGAGCAGCAGGTTGAGTGCCAATAGTAATTACAGGATTAGTATCTGCAATTGTTGCATCGTCGTTAGCATCATTAGAAATTAATGATGATGTGCTTTGCTCTTGTAATAATTCTGATTTATAACGTGTAGTACCATCAGAATCTACATAAGTTGTAAGTCTCCACCAACCAGCACCGTGAATACCTTTCTTTCTATTTGAATCTAACTGTGCTTCTTCTAAAGATACAAAGAAGATTTTAGATAAATCTAATCTTTGGTGATTAATTACCACAATACCAGTACCAGTACCTGCTCCAGTAGCAGTAAACACAGTACCTACAGTACTATTAGCAGCACCGATTAAAGTAAAATCCGTAGTACCTGCAGATAAAATTTTATATTCTGTACCTTTAGATAATGCAGTCGCTAAAACTTGAGTTGCTTGGTGGACATAAGTAGGTGCAGTTTGTGCAAACACAGGAATAGTAGTCGTAGAACCATCACCAGAACCAACTGCAACAACAGTAATAATATTACCCGCAATATATGTTAAACCAGTAGTACCTGCAATAGTATTCCAGTTTGTAGTAGTACCTGCAGAAGTAATTTTGTATGTGTTACCAATGACTAAAGCAGAAGGAGCAGTAGTAGTGCCTGTAAACGACAAAGTAGCATTGGTTGAACCTTGATACTCAGTTACCAATGTTAAATGTGTATCATCAGTGATAAGATAAACCTTATATAATGTACCACTGATATTAATGAATGAACCTTCTTTTAAATCAGTAGTAAATGCAGTGGCAGTACCAACGATTGCTTTAGAGTTGTTTGTAACCGATAACGATGTACCAGCAATACCCTTTAAATCTTTATTTCCCCATAGAGACATGATTTTATCCTTTTGTAAAATTGTTTAAGTTATTTATCTTTATTTATAAGTTTATACTGCTTGACCATCGCTGCATCGAATCCCTTATTACTTTTATCAAGTTTCCGTCTAGTTTCTGCATGATTGGGATTAGTAATAGAATCATTCTTTACAAGATTTGCTCTCTTTTCTGCACTCTTTTGCATATATGATTGTATTGCTTTATGAGTACCCAAAACTTCTAATAACTCATTATCATCTAAGTCAGAATAATCTTCATTGGCAATTCTCAATTCTTTTGCAACTCTTGGGTGGTCAGATAATCCTTTATGTAGTTTTTCAATATCATCAACCGCACCAGTCATATTTCCACCTTTCTTTTTAGCAATAGCAACTGCCTTTCTGATAATATGGTGAGCAATAACCCCTTCGTTGAATTCCTCATATTCTTCATGACAATCATGGCAAGATGATAACGTATCGTGAATGCTATCTATAACAGATGATTTGACACCATGTTTACCGAGAACGTCCAATAGATTATACAATGAAGTTTTATTTGAAGTAACTTTCAAATCAGGAAGAACATCAATAACTGCTTTAGTATTAGCATGCTTCTTTATTGCCGAAATAACCTTGTTTATCTCAACACTTTGGTCTGCTTCTTGCAATTCAAGTTCTTCTTTAAATTGAGCTGGTTTTACATGGGCGGTAATTGAAGCAATATGTTGAGGTTTAATGCCTTGATCCATTAAAGCATTATTAACATTATCCCATGTTGTATGTTTTTTTGTTCCTGGTCTTAAATGTGTTAAAAATTTAGATGAACCCTTTGTTCCTAATACTTTTGTAACGCTATCTGTAACATGTTGAACTGGAATTTTTTCTTCATCTAGTTTAAATTCTTCTTTGAATTCTTTGTATGTTTTCATTGTTATTAACCTTTTGTCAATGCTTTTAGTTTCCATCCGTGAGCGGCATGCACGTCTAAACGATCTGCAAGAAAGTTACACGTACCTTGTTTCTTCGCATAAGTCGCAAGATCAAATGCTTTATTTAATGAATCTATTGTAGCATTATTAGCATCAATAAGATTTGAAAACATTTGACTTGTAGAAGAAACCACATTAGTATCTTCTTGAAATGTTTTAGCATTAAACATATCTTCTATACTAAACGGCGCATATCCATCAATTGCTCTGATATGTTCTGCAATTGGATCCACTGCATTCCATAGTTCATCATAAAGATCATTGAAAAACTCATGATATTGAGCAAATTCTGGACCTTCGACATTCCAATGCGAGGAATGTGCCTTAAAATACATAAAAAAAGTATTTGCCTGACATATCTTTAGTGCTGCCTGAAGTTCATTCATTATTGTTCCTAGTGATGTGATAATCTGTTCTTTTCAGTTTGGCGAACTCTTGAAGTCAACTTAAGTGCCAATCTGTCTATTAGTTTTTTCTTTTTCTCGATGATTCTATCTATGCGTTCATGCTCAACAGTAGATAATTTCGTGGGATCTCTACCTTTTAGTAACTTAGTTTTGATAGTTTTAATTGCTAGGTGTCTTGCTTTATTATTTATCCCATGACTGTCAGAATGTTTCTTTAATGCAATTTCGCGTTTAGCAGTTAGTTTAGGTTCATATTTCGCCATTCTTAATTTTGCCTTTATTCTTTCCATTTTAGAAAGGACTTCATTAAGAGATTCATCATCGAAACCTTCGACAATAACTTCAATTCCATTTTCATCAATGATACAAAAATCTTCGTATTCATATGTTTCCAAAATGTCTTCTTCGGTTACCATTGATACTAACTCATCGATTTCTTCTTCTGTAAAATCTTCATTAGTATTCATTAATTTCTTTGCTTTCATTCTAGCAAGGGTGTCATTACCATTTGTAGTCAAAGATGCACCTACATGAGTTTGTTCTTGACCCGAATGATCATCGTTATCTTTGATGCCACTAGTATGACCTGTATTTGAGTAATTCTCGATTTCTTTCTTAGTATTCGCGTCTATGTCTACAGGAATATTAGCGCCTTTACCAAGGTTATTCATCTGAATCAATTTCTTTTCATCATCAGGTCTTAATGAAGATAAGTTTGGTTTTGTTTTACTTGCTACAATAGATTCTGCTTTCTTTTCTGAAAGAATTTTATCGACTATATTTGGTGTTGTTCTGCCATAACTCTCTGCTCTAACTTCAGGAGTTTTGATAATTTTATGGTCATAGTTAATACCAACTTCATCAGCAAGTTTCAACATTTTTGTGACGATTTTCAATGAATCTTTTGGAAGGTTCTTTGCCTTACGTAAAGCATTATTAACTAAATTCTCAGGGTTACTTGATTTATCATCTTCTCCACCAAGCACAGAAGAAATGACCTTTGCTACTTTTAATTTATCTTTATTGGGATCCATTACACTCTCTGAAACATCTGATGATTGTTGGTTGTCTGATTTTACAATGCGAACTGCATATACTGCCTTATCAAGTAAATCTTTATATAAGTGCCAATATTCTGTATGCCAAATAAATTCATTATTATTATCTAATGCTTGCTTTGCTCTTAAATGTGCATCTGACCATTTAAGCAAATCATTCATATTCTCTTTACCACCTTTGAGGATATCATCAACAGTAATTTTTAAATACTCATCTGTATTTTTTAAAGCAATCAATACTGATGCAGGATCTACATCGCCTATATTATCAATAGTCTTTCTAAATGCTTCTGCAGAACCTTTAGCATTGTGCAGGTTTTTAGTTGTATACCCTTTAAAAGATATTTCTAACGGTGTTTCAGAATAAAGATTATTCTGAAACTGATTGTCTGTGTATATTTGTTGTTCTGCCATTACTACATCCTTTAACCATTTTTTGCTTGTTTGACCATTAGAATCAACAACTGTTAAATAATTAGTCCCTCTATCAATTATTTCAAACCGTTGTTCATTTGATTCTACTATATCACCGATGTTAAATATTTCTTTATTGATATATCTCTCACGTAGATCATCTTTTTTGATTTTAATATTTTCCTTTATAACATCAAGACCCATACCTAATCGAACATCATTCATAAGACGTTTTCCATCTATGTCTCGCATCGAAGGAGTCAATCCTTTCTTAAAGTTTGTATAATCACCATCAGATGCAAATGCTCTCATCTTAGTTCCAGACATACCTGTTGCATCATCTGAATCTGGATCACGTTCTCCTGCAGAAACTACTTGTATAGAATCATAGGTATATTCTATTCCATTATACTTATTCAATAATGACTCAAAAGAACTAATCCTATCAGAACCTGCAATCATAATAAGGTTCTTATATTTCGAATTTAATGCCTTTGCAACTTCTATTGGAGTTCGTTCTTGGTCATTTGCTGCTTTGAAATTAGTACCAGGAAACATTAGATTCAAGTAATGAATCTTTTTGTCTATAGGAAGAGGATTTTTCTTTTTATCCTGCGACTTTGAAGCATATATGACATAATCTGCTTTGTTAGTAGATGCAATTTTCTTGACTACATTAATAAGCAGACCATGTCCAGATGTCATCGGATTGAACCTACCAAAAGCAAACACGACAGTTTTGGATGGCATTTCCTTTAGGAATTGTCTATATTGTTTCATTGGGTTCCATCTATAAAGTAAACGATATAGTATTTATACATTAATAAATTTCACGCCATTGTAATCCAACTCCAACATTAGTTGAATGTGCACCTAAATTTGTAGCTACAACTAAAAAGATTTCAGAATTACTACTATCAAAATTCTTTAATTGTGAATGCAAACCATACATCTAATTTAGTAGTATTATCTACCCGTCTCATACATAATGTTAACATATTTGGACTTCCTCCACCATACATACTTGCTGGTCCTTCGTCGCCTGAAGTATTTTTACCTATGATAACTCCACTATGCCTCATATATGTTCCTGTTGGAACAGTAAATGTATTACCTTGATTACTAGAGTATACGTCTTGATAAACTCGATATTGACTATGTACACCAAATGTATTCCAAGCTGGAATGATAGCACCTGATATTGACAATGGTCCTTCATACCACTCATAAATAATTGTACTCTGATTGGCATTATTATTACCAATCTCATATTCCATAATTTTAATTATATCATTAGCATTTACACTACTATTTTGAAAGCTGACCACTGGTCGCATAGTATTATCCATTGTCCAACCCCGATTAGTATTGGTAGCATGATTATTAAATGCGTATGAACTACCAGCCAGTTCATCTATTACTACTATTCCTGTAACAGGGATAGGATTACCAATATCATTTTTAATTTCTTGATTATTTGTAAATAAGTATGTCAAATTATTCTCCAACCATTTCTATAGATTAATTGTATTGCCCCGTTATCCATTTGCAGAATAAACCCACCAGCATCATTATCAACAGTTCCTTGAACAGTAATAGGATTTATCGAAGAGTTACCAGTTTCGTCTTTAATAATTAGCATTCTACCTGAACTAGGTGAAGTTGGTAAAGTAATAGTAACTGGACCTGCATAATTTACTCCAATATAATAATCTTCATTATTAACTGTATAAGTTGAAGTAGTAACTAATGTTGTAGTATATACAATATCATGAGGATTTACTTCAGCAAATTCAAATTTCTTTAACGTATCATTATATCTAAGAAATCTTCCATCATATATTGAAGGTCTATAAACATCATCAAGATATCGTAAATTTACTTCACCCGATCCAGGACCCAAAGCAGCAATTTTACCAATTGCTTGTTCCATGAACTTTAGTTTCTGGCGGATGGCATCCATTTGAGGTGTAACTAAATCTGGATCAGGTTGTTGGAATGATTTATCTGTATAAATCTTATCCAATTCTGGTTTTGAATATTGTTGAGATGCAGGTTTAATTTGTGGAAGAGGAACTTCTTCAATCAAAGTTTCCTCTACTATTTGAGATGCTTCTTCTATTTGTTCAATAACTTCTAATGGTTCTACTTTAGTTACTATCTCAGATAATTGGGCAAATAAAGAACCTAAATCAGATTTGACATTCAGTTTGACTTCTTCTAACTTTTTGCCAACAGGATCATTTTTTTTATAGTCCTTTTTACCTTCAGCAACAAGTTTTAAGAAATCTTCGAATTCACTCATTTTAATCTATCTCCACCTTTAACTATGAATTCCAATTCTTTAAAATTCATAGCATCTACTATCCAAACGATATCATCTATGGGTATTAACTTATTATATACCTTTCCTTGATTCTTCTTTAATCTATCATTACTTTCTTTATTATCTTTTTGGATATTACTCAAAACATCTTCAATATCTTCTATATCATACCCAGTTAAATAATTTTTGTTCTGATAAAGATTGAAGTACTTACCGTCTTTTGATTTGATAACTTTATAAGTGCCTAGTTTAGAAACACCTTTTAGATTAAATTGATTTAATGCTTTCTTAATATCATCATCACTATATTCAGGAAATAGTTTTGAATGATTAGCATGCATAGCAGCTATTTTAGGACTTGCTGTCCAAGAATATATTTCTCTACCACTGCTGTGTTTAGTATTTTCCTCAGACCTATCAGTTTCACCTCTATATAATTCTATATGAGAACCAAACAATGTTTTCAATAATTCTCTGGCAGGTTTGAACTCGTGTTCCAAAGTCTTTAAAACAATTGGATCTTCTAAAGCATTACCACTAGAAGCAAGTGTACCGTGTGACCAAGAAGTTACAGCATTTTTACAGTTAGAAGGAAGTGTCTTACTAATTTTCTTGACTAATGATATAGCTTTACCTAACTTCTTAGTGTCAACAGATTCTAATAAAAATTCCTTGAATGACTTCATCCACTATCCTTTGTGCTTGAAATACTGCACTTCTCGTTCTCTTTGTTCAGCACCCTCTTTAGAATCATAAGTGCCTAAATTCTTTCCTGACTTCTTAGATACTAATCTCCATTTGCCATCAACCTTAATAATATGTTCTTCTAAATAGTCTTTAAATGTTTTCATTTAATCATATCCACCAAATTGAACTGATGTCATCAATAACATTTTTATAGCGGCCGCCTTAGATTTAAAATGTTCAATATAATCACCATTTGGGTCTGTAAGTATCCAGTCTTTTTCTGACTTTTTTTCTATAGTCCAACTAGTATCTTGTTTAGTTACGCTATGAAAAACTCTCCAGTAGTTTGGTCCCCATGCCTTAAGTACAGGTTTACCAACTACACTTTCTTCTAAATAGTCTTCTTCTAGATTAAATGCACCTATGGTGGCTCTTAAGTAAGTTTTACATGCCGCAAGAGATGGAAAGTATTGTATATTTTCTTGATTTGGATCAATAAGTTTCCATTTATTTGAGGCTAGTTTCTCAATATTGTAACCAGTTTCTTCCTTTGTTTGACTATTGTATACATGCCAAATATTTTTAACACCCCATTCCTTAGCATACTTATGTTGCCTAAGAATTGGAACTGCTCTATTACTTTCTTCTATAAAATCTTTAAATGTTTTCATATTAATCGTATTTTGAGTCTGAAAATCTAGGATAGGGTTTTTCGTGCTTAATCGCATCTGCTAAATCTAATGCAAATACTTTAGCAGAACTAAGTTTGACAAAAACATACCGTCTTAAATCACCTACTCTACTTCCTGGCTCTGGTTCTCCATCATTAACCGACCATTCATTATGTTGAGTTCTAAATATTGCCACTACTTCAGTTGGTATATCCCACTTATCTCTTTCAACGTCAATTTGATACCAATCTTTATTGACTTTCCTAATCTTTAAGTTATTAGTTACTTCTGTTATAAACTCTTTAAATGATATCATTTTTGCCATCCCTTTAAAATATCTGCTGAGAAGTTGGCACGGGAGAATTCCATTCGATCAACGATCTTAACCGCACCACCTGATAATTTGTCTATCGCTACAAACCCTTCAACACCTGTTACTTCAAAACCATTCTTTGTTTTCAAGAATGTTTTGATTGATGCCGCCTTGTTCATCTTTTCTATAATTGGTTTCTTTACCTGTCCAAGTAATATAGATAATTCAAAGATTTTTACAATCTCTGCTTGATCGTGTGCTGCAAAGAACGAAAGAACTTTTTTACGTTTTTCTTCCCAACCCACTTTTCCTTTCTCTGTTTTCTTGGCATCAATCTCTTTTTGATACCTTTCATAGATCCAATCAAATAACCCCTTAACATGCTCTTTTGGGTTAGTAATTGTTTGTCCAGCACGAATCTTACTGTTATTGTAAGTTAATACCAATCCCAATAGATCTTCATCATTACTAATATAGTTTAATGCACCTGCAGATACATCATGAAACAATGCACCAATCTTAGATAACATTTCAGTAACATATTCTGTCTCTGCAGCAGTGAAAGATGCAGTTCCAGAATAATCATGATAATTTGCGTCGTCCATCCATACAGTTGGAGTTGGTTTTAATTTATCGACTATTGACTTACCGAATGTAGCAGACATAGTTTCAAATGAATCGCCAGTATACGTGGTATGCCAGACTACCCCAATTTCTGCAGATCTAATCTTTTTTGCCAGATCTGCAGAATAAGGAACTGCATATACAATTGTATTGGGATGGAATGTTGAATACTTTTCTCCATCAATAACTTCTGATTTAACATCACCTTTAGTAAACATTAAATCTCCTTGGTATACACCAGATTTAATGCCAAGTTTTTTAAAGTTTTTTAATGCAATTTTGAATTTGTCTGCTAACTCACCTGAAGTATCAGCATCAATCTCTGCATCTGTTTTGTATATCTTTGGCTCTTTGTTGAAAACACCTTTCTTTGCAATAAAGAATTTTCCATCTCTAGGATCTATGCCTGCGAATATTGCTGGAGAATTATGAATTAGTATATAACCGCTATTAGTTTTAACATAAAAGTTTTCAAATGCAGTAGATATATCATACTGCGTATATTTTTCTTCTAGTTTAGTTACTCTTGAAACCTTCATTTATAAAAACCTTTCTAATTTTATGTGCAATTGGGATAAAACTTTCATGTAATGTATTACCTTTTATGCTATTTACATACCTCAAAACATATACTAAATTATTCTTATCCGCAGCATCTTCAATAGATATGCCATTTAAATAACAAATAATTATAGGAACCTTATGATCTATAGACCTTTTCCTAGGGTCATTTGGATTTGATGGACCCTCTTCATCAGAAAAAAGTATACCAGTATAATCACAATATCGAGGAATTGACATCAATTTTATATTTTTTTTGGATAATGTACTTACTTTTTTATGATATACTTTGTAATCTTCATCTAAAACTCTAGGTTTTAGATATGGTATAGAATTAGTTTTACACCACCCATTACCGCCAAGTTTTGATATATTAGAAACGCCATATCGTTCTAACATAAGTTTTTCTTGATTTTCTACCTTTTTTGCCAAATAATTTGGACCATTTAATCCTTCAAAAACACCAACAGATTTTAATATATTATTAATTTTATTTCTACCAATTCCATCGTTACATATTCTCATAACTTCTGATAACGAATAAGTTTGCAAATATAACTCAATATACTTAGATTCCATTTCTTTAGTTATTACTGACATTATAATCTCCTTTATAAAATAGTATTTATAAAAATTAAAAAGTCAGACGGTATCCGTCACATTTTATAATTCAGTTATATCGTCGTTTTCAGTTAAATCTGCTGCTTTTATCCATCCTCTATTGGTAGTATGAACTTCATGATCTTCAGTCAATTTTATACTTCCACCATCTTCTAACTGGACTTCAACCCAGTTTTTAAATCCTTCTGATTTATTTCCTGCGATTAATAAATTAAATCCGTCATATTGCCACTGACTATTAAGATTTTTGCCCATAATTTCAAGTTCGCCCCACAAATGTTCTTTATCAACTATTTCTTTAATAGTCATATCACCTGCATTAGTAAGAATAACTGTATCTTCATGTACACACCCATCCCACTTGACAGTGGCAGTAACCTTTCCTGTTGAATGACCTGCAAGCATATCCCTGATAGAACGTAAAAAATTAATTGCCTTTCTTGTCCCAGTAACTCCTTCTAGAAACACCATATCTTCGAGGTGTTCCATATGAGTATTTTTTGCTTCCGTAAGGTATGATTTAAAAGATAACATTATTAACCTATGATATTTTAATATATGGACCAGATAGTTCTGATTCTGAAGCGGCATAACCGATTAAAGCAGAAACAATTGCATTTTTATTTGCGTGTAAATCTACGTAATATACCAATTGAGTAGAAAGGAATTTAGATATCCACCAATTCTGATCTTTAGTATCTACATAAATTTCAAATTGAGATTCCGACATTGCTTTTGGTACTAGGTGTTTATAAAACTTATAAAATTCTTTTATAAGTTTTGGAGATTTGTTTACAATATCCTTTTGCGTAAATAAGGTGATACCATTATTTTTCATTATAGTATTAATTGGGCCACCTGATATTTTTCCCATATTGGCGTTCTTACCTTTAATTTCACCTTGCCAAGTAGAACCAAATGTTCTAAATTGAATTTCTCCACCATCAAACATAATGTAAGCATCACCAGAATTTTCGAACGATCGTTTACCAACTGTCAATGAAACAAATCCATATGTAGGTCTTGTAGATGATGCATTTTTAATGATAATTGTTGCAGTTGTTTTAACTAACTTCAAAGAAACACCGATTATGTCTCCTGAATTTAGAGCATCTGCCATGACAGCATTCAATTCTATTATTGATTTTGTTTTGGATAAATCTATTGTTGAACCAGCAGTAGATACCATGTATATGTCTGCAGGAGACCACTTGTTTAGATTTGCAAATTGTTGTTCCTTTTTGTTGAGTATTTTCCAATGGTTTTGGAGTTTATTTACCCATTCAGAACCTCTATGGAAAGTATATGTTTTACTTTTATATTTTTTATGCAATCTGTTTGCAGTAAGTATACACGATTCTACCCAGTGCTCTGGAAGTTTTTCTAATATTTTATCTACTGTAGTATCGATATCATAACTAGATTTTACAGATTTAAATGATTCCTTTGAGAAATCTTTACCAACCCAAACTGCCGCACAGTAGATACATTGAGCGGATTCACCCAGTGTTGTCATATCAGAACCTGCACCAGATCCACCTCCTGAAGGTTTAGCGCTTACAGATATCCCACCTGCAAATTCTGCACGACCTATAGAAGAAGTACCACCCTTTGGATTGTATTTACCTCCAAATTCTGATGCTAATTTGTTGAGTACACCTACTCTGTCTCCATCTACAATTATGTCGATATTCTTACCATTCTTCTTTTTTATGGTATACCCTTTGGAGATTAAGGTAGATTCTAAACTGTTTATATCCATATCTGATTCACTCAAGTATTGTATAAATGATTTCATAATATCCCTAAAAATAAAGTTATATAGTTATTTATATTACATAAATTTTTCCAACCCTATCTTAACATCATAAGTATCACTACCCCTTATAAAAGTCCATATAGGTTCGATATAACATGCGTTTAACTCTGCTGTGTTTGGTCGACCTGCCATTTGCATACCGAGTTTACCAACATAATTACAATCTGGTAGTGTTTCACAGAATTCAACCATAGAATCACATAATGCATGCCTACCCCTTTTACCAGATGGTTCAATGATATTGATCATCATATACCCATCTTTACGGATAGTTTTCCATACCTGTTCAGTTACAAAGAAGAAGAAATTATCTCTCCACAATTCAAATGTGTTATAGCGACTCCAAGACTGGTCACTTTCTGCACCAGAACCAACTCCATATTTCTCTGTTGCAAAATATGGAGGGGATGTAAAATATAAATCGATTGTATCCTCATATAAACTCCAATCAACATCTTCTGCAGGTTTATTCCAGATAGTAACAGTTTTATAACCTTTACAAATAAAATGATCACCATTATCTATCAATATAGGAGTACTTCCTGTTATTGTTTCATATGCAACACACTGTTTCTTGTATACTTCATATACCAGTGGATTTGGATCGCAACCGAGATACGATTTGGTATTTGGTGTTCCATAAAATCCAGCAAGTCTATCACCCCAACCACACGAAGTATCGAGAATATTCTCTGCATTGTGATATTCGTATAAGAACTTAGCAACGGATGGTTTGAATTGGGTTGCAGTATATGTACCTAATCTAAATGCAGATCGGAAACTAGCAGGATTAATACCACTCCTTTCCAAAATACCATCTCTCCAAAAGTGCCAGTTCATCGACTTCAATTTATCGATGTCGTTCCATATTTCTATGGGTGCACTGGTACTTAAAGAACCACAAGACAATCTATTTTCTTGTTGGAAATATTCTGATATTGAATTATAATTGTGTGATTTACCTATCACTCCCAATGGTTTATCCGAGTATTTATATTTGTAATCAAATTTCTCAGACACTCCACTTGGATATGATAACCAATCTGTATGGTCAGTGTTATAAAACTTATGGAATAAATTACGTAATTTGTTTTCTGAAATGTTTTTTAATGGGAATTTTACATTATATTGATGTATATATTCCGCAAGAGCAGTTCTTACATCTTGTTTATCATATAAACTTCTAAAAGTTTTCCATTCCGCATTTGTAAATATGGGTATACCATTTGCATCTGCCCTAGTTTTAAATTCTGCAATCAATTCGTTCATAAATTATATAGTTATTTGACAAATGGAACTGGTAGACCCATACCTTTCTCCCAAAAATACAATTCTATTTCCGGAGGGAGAAGTTTTCGCATACCCCGTAAAACCTTTTTATTATCTTCGTAGTGTCTTTGAACACCAAGATCTAAAACAGTTTGAGATTTGAACTTAACAACATTCTCAACTGTTCTACAATCCAATAATAAACGAAATTCAATAACCCTATCTGGATAATATGTATCTAACCAGTTCTTTGTTATTTCCCAAATTCTTGGTTCACCCTTACGTGCAGATATTGCATAAAATGTATCCTCTGCAGGATTTATTAATTGAATAGCATTGGTATACCATTCATAAAGAAAATCTTTTCTTCCTCTTCGTTCTTCGCCATTCATCTTACCCCATTTCTTGGAGTTTGCAGGTGGTTGCTCTGCAAGAACTCCATCTATATCATAAGATACAATCATAATTTAATAGGATCCACCTTCCCAGTTTTCTCAACAATTGACTTCTGCTTTTCCCATATCTTCTGTCTTGTTTCTGTTGGTAAAGTAGCAAACTTTTCTATTGAACTTGACTTTTCAACTGGCACACACCAATTCAAACCTGCATTACCTTCTGGTGAAACAACAGGAATTCCTGCATATAAGGCATGATATGCCCTACCAGTTCTCCACCCAGATCGTTTATGTTTATCATCATAAACTGCTAAACAACCAGCATACTTGCGATAGAAGTTGCGTCGATCTCTTTGTTGTGGATTGTCTAACACAGTAACATCTGAGTAATCAGACCATTCTGATTCTTTACCTGCAATGACTAGATATTTCGATTGTGTAAATTCTTTGAAATATTTAGTACGACCAGAAGGTCTGCCAATATATACTATTTTATCTTCCACCCCTGCAGAGAATTCTAAGAACTCCATACCAGATGCCATAGGTAAATCCACTGTTCTCGAACCTTCCGGAGATTTTAGAATTGCAGCAACTTCTTCACTATTAACTGCATTTGCTGCAATAGTCCATCTTGACCAGTCTTCATTTGGCAATAAATTCCATAAGAATGGGAGATCTGGATCATCATTTAAAAAAATAATACGACCCTTATGGGCATTAATCATTTCGATAGTCTTATCCCAATACTTTTGGTAGAACTGTAAATTAGTACCTCCGAACTCCAACATAAGAACATCACACTCTTGGTATGTATCGAATGTCTCAAATCCATCATCTTTAGTTGCATCAGTCGCTTCTGATAATGGAATAACTTGATACCCAAAGTCTAACATATTCTTAAACAATGCAACTCGTTTTTCTACCCAAGCACCACGGATACCGTTCTCGTTGCTAGTGAGACCAATTTTACCAGATACCCTACGATATCCCACTTTAATACCAATATTAGAATTTTTGGAATAAAACCATTCTAATAACTTTTCTTCATCGAAAAACTCATGTAACGACATATAATCTCCTAACCAAAGAATTCTTCTAAACCAATATTTTCATACGCATCTTTCAACCATGGATGATGTTTAACCAACCATTCATCTCCTTGCGGTTTAGTTTTGAGAAAATCATACCATTCTTTAGCATTCTCATAATCACCTGTTTTACTTGGAACATCTGCCCACATTCCAGGACTTACACCGTTGAACCTATCCCACCATAATGGATGTTCTTTATTTTTCATACGAGTTTCTACAAACTCTCTACGAGTATCTTCATAATCATAAGAACCTAATTCCATTAATTTCTCATGGAAGAATGCAATCATAGAAATGCGTTCTGCTTGATCATCATTAAGAACTAATTCGGTATTACCATGCAATCCTGCCATGTTGTTTACGAATAACAAATCTCCTGGACGGATATTACATGCATATCCAATTTCCGGAAAAACTAAATATGCACCAGTGTAATTATCATTTTTCGATAACACACAGATATTGGCAAACCCATCATCCATATTAGCAGGATCATAATGTGCTGCAGTTCTGAAGTTACGATTTACAGTAATAGTGGAGAATGGTGTTCCTGGGACTACAAATCTTTGGTCGATAGACTGTGCTGCCCGTAATTGGTTACTATATCTCCAAGGTAACAATTCTTTAAATCCTTCTGCTAATCTTTGAAGATATGGGTATGATTTAACAAATTTATCGAAATGGTTTCTTGTATAACCTGTTGGTCGACCATAAGGAATTCTTGGATACCGATCATACCAACCAGCAATACCAGAAAATACTTCATTGGCACGAGTAGTCCTTGATATTAATTTATCCTCTACCCATTGTGCTTCCTTTGCCGCCTCATCTACAGGTAAACTTCTTACTTTCTGTAACCACTCATCGAATACAAAGTTATTGCTTGTTACAGCACCAAATATCCAAGTATTCTTTCTTGTTGCCGCAGTGGGTGTAGTATCTTCTGCATATTTACGGATAATGTCTTCAATCGGATCCTCACCATATAAGTTAGATGATCGTTTCTGTAAACAAGAAAGAATTTCGTCTTCGTATGAGGTTACCCATTTCATATTGCCACTAGTTGGTTCTACAAGTGGTCCTGCAGCAGTACCACGATTATTGGTAGACTGTGCTGCATCTCGTAATCCATCATATGCGGATTCAATTTCTTCTTGTGTAAAGAAATTTTTACGAAACTTGAAAACGATATTCTTTTCACTTAGTCCAGAGTCACAAGTATTGCACTGTTTACCACAAGTGTCGATACCAGATTCTAATCCCGAGGAGCATTCAGGTGGAAGATATAAATCCATATCCTCCTCTACCAATGTATGATAGTGCGAACTATCTAACCAAGTACCAACTAAGTCAGGTCTTGGTATTACTTCTTCTGGTTTTAATACAATTACTTTAGTCATAGTTTTCTCCAATTATAGATTCATTATACCGTATGTATATAAAAAAGTAAAGCACTAATATTTAAAATCACTGAATGATCCTTCTTGCATTACACGTTTACCAATTGCAGACTTATCAAATAATGGAATATCTTCTTTTGGTTGCCCAGAATCTGCCAAGTTGGTCTGAGCAGATGCTTCTACATCATATAATTTCATTTTAGATCTATCAACCCCTATCACAAATCGTTTATAATAACTAGGATCATTGTATCTGTTCTTCAACTGTTTAACAATAATCTGGTTCATTTGTTCTAATTCTTCATTGGATATTAACGCAAACATCAAATCTGCTGTTGCAGGTAATCCGAATGATTCCGAAGTATCTTCAAGACCCACATCACTATTGGAATATCCACCTCTTGTGGTTTGAGTTGCAGATATAATCGGTACATTATATTCAACTGCAAGACCTCGAAGTTCTTCTGCGATAGACTTAATGTAAGTATAACTATTAACCGATCCTCCTTGTTTCATACGTTGACTTGCACAAATATTAAGATAATCGATCATAATAATATCTGGAACAAACCCACGTTTAACTTTCAACTCTTCCAATAATGCTCTAAAATGACCAGCATGTGCTGAAGCAGTAGGATATTCTTTAACTATAAGTTTACCTTGTGTCTTTTTAGCGACCTTATGTATTCTCTTATTAAATGCCTCATGATCAATGGTTTTTAACTCGTCCATAGTTACATTTAATAAGTTAGCGTCTATACGTTCTGCAATACGTTCTTCTGCCATTTCCATCGTAATATACAACACGTTTCTACTCTGTTTCAATACACCTGCAGCAACGTGACACATAAACAAAGATTTTCCAACACCTGTATTATGAGAGGATACGCCATTTGTATAGTATCTATGGTTATCATGTTCTACGTTAATATCGACAATTGGAATACGTCTTCCTGTTTTGTATACCTCGCCTTTAACGTATCCTAAATTAGTTAAGTAGTTTAATTTTCCCATTAAAATAAGATCTTTGGCAAATTCCCAACCAAGTGCAGTCTCAAATAAATGATTTTCATTAACTCTAACTATAGTACCATTTTCGAGTTCTAAAACATATTCTTCCCATTCACCTTTATCAACATAAAAATTAACAGGAACATATCCATCTGGAGAATCTACTTCTATTTCATAACCTTCCTTTAAAAGTCTATCAATATCTTTAATACTAATTTCGCTATTTGTCCACATAATAATCCTCGAAAATTCAAAACAATTCAAAACATATAAATAAAGTATACCTTATAAAGGTATAAAAGTAAAGCCAAAATTATGGTAGTCGCGAGACGGCAATCTCCACTACTCTAATACTAAACAGGAGTATCAGCAATTGTTATTTATTAACATATATAATAATCTGTGCGAAACAAGAAAACAAAATATACATTTATATAAACCATTCTCTGGATTGCATAAGCATCACATTATTCCAAAACATTCTGGTGGAACTGATGATGAATGGAATTTCACCTACCTCACAATCCGTGAACATAAAATAGCACATTTCTTATTGTGGAAAATACATAACAACCCAAATGATTTGCGATCAATGAAAATGCTCGGTGCAAATCTTTCTGTAAATTATCGAAGAACAATAGGAATTTATTGTAGAGACAATAATATAGGTATACATTCTACAAAATATGATAATAAAAGAAAAGAAGTTGGTCACCGTGTTGGATTACAAGCAGTTACAAACAAATCTGGTATCCATGCAGATGATCAAGAATTACGTTCAAGATGGGCATCCAATGCTGGTAAAGCATCTATTATTTCTCCAAATAATCCATGGTCATATTGGGTAACCAAAGAAGGGCAATTAGAAAGAGCATCAATGGGTGGTAAAGCAATCAAAGGAATGAAATGGGTAACCAATGGTAAGCATAGAACTAGAATAAAACCAGAATTTCTAGAAGAATACTTATCCAAAGGTTACAGATTAGGATTTACTTTAGATTGATTTCCTATAACGCACTTTAACTAATGTCTCGGGATGTACACAACCAGCAAGAGCAATATTGAGTGTCTTTCTTGGCAATCCACCACCAGTGATTTTATTGAACATATCTAAATCAAACGGAATTCTATCCTCTGTTTTATGATAGAATTCGAATCTAGCATCAGCATCATCGATATAATCGTGACCAACACTGTTATCAAAAGAAACTGCCAATGCATCTGAAAGAATAGATGGCAAAGCATCTTGAGTGAATTGTGTATCAGTACCCTCAATGATTTTAATTGATTTTAAAATGGCATTATAAACTGCCCTTGACTTACAAAACTTTTCTGTTTCTGCGAATAACCAATCTTGATTCGCAGGTTCTGTAGAAAGTTCTTTTACGTACTCGATAATCTCGGACAGTTCTTTATCCGAGATACCTTTAGCATTACCCAGTTCGATACTAATAATTTCCTTAGATGCAGGTTTATTATAAGTATCGAAAAACTTCATTATGATAGAAGAGATAATCGATTCTTTTCTATCTGAGAAATACTCTTTTTTTAAATGTGGAATTACTTTACGACCAAACTCTTCACTCGTAATCAGATTGCTCAATATCGTTTGTTCTATTCTCATCAACTCCACCTGTATATGATAAATTATTTTTCTTGATACCACTAATAATCAATTGTATTAGAAAATCTCCTAGGTAGTGTTCAATCTCATCTTTATCATATTCTAATCCTGCATCATCATGTACGTCATAATCAAAAGATAACTTAGCGTTATCGTTATCGTCAGTTTCTGGAAATTCTACTTTACCATAACTGAATATTATACCGTTAAACTTACCATCTGTAAACTGTATAGCATGCATTCCATCATGTTTATTCTCAAGGACTTTATGGGGAAATATATCCGCATCATCAAAGTCCAACCAAGTTTCTTCTATATCACTCATCATCTTCACCAATTGTCTCTAATACTTTATCAAGTCCTTCATCAGATATGATTGATCCATTTGAGATTTGATAGTTTGTTTTGACCCATTCTTGGAAACTAATACTTGTAATAATAGGTAACCAAAAATCCTTTGTATCAGTATCTTTTAAACGATATTTCTTTTCTTCAATTTCACCTGTTTCTACATTTACCTTTGAGTACCAACCATTGCTTGGTTTGATTACATGACCAGATTCTAATGCCATATCAAGTAAACCTGACCATTTACTAATACCACCTTCAAATTTAACGGTAACAGGAATCTTAGATTTTTCTCTTACATAACGAGATTTCTCTACATTAATGACAAAGTTATATCCAATTAAGTCTGTACCTTCTTTCTCTTGTTGTCTTCCGAGTATAAAGATGTTGTCTGCGGAATAATAAGAACCAGTTCCACCACCAACCACATCTTTAGAATATAGTTCCATTGTCTTGTAGGTATGATTTACAACAACCATTGGGATATCTTTCAAAGATAAGTGAGGAGTTACCATTCTAAACAATGATTTAATTTGTTTTGCTCTTGACATATCAGCAACAGATTTACCATCTAAAGCATCTTCCACTTCTTTCTTAGAGGCAAGATTTCCAATAGAGTCAATTAAGACAATAATATGATCTCCTCGTTGAATCCCTTCTTTACCATCTAACTGCTTCATTATATCAAACTTTAATTGCTCAATGTCTGTAATAGGAGTGTGGATAACTCGTTCTGTATCAATACCAAAAGAATCAAAATAAGATTGGGGTGTGCCAAACTCTGAATCATAAAATAACATTACCGCATCAGAATACTTATCCATATACGATTTAGCCATCAATAGACTAAAGGCGGTCTTGAAGTGCTTACTTGGACCCGCCCACATGGTTAAACCAGGAGTAAATCCACCATCTAACCTACCCGATAATGCAATGTTAATTGCAGGAATTGTTGTTGGTACCATATCTTTCTTTTGAAAGAACTTTGATTGTGATAGTATAGCAGAATCTTTAACGGTGCTATTCTTTTTAACTCTATCTAAAAGTGAACTCATTTATCTTCCTATATTTTATAATAAGTAATTATACCCTACTTTTACTAAAAAGTAAAGCACTACCCAAAGAAATCTTCTAAATTTGCTTGGGTATTAGTAGTCCAACCCATGCAGGTGATAATATTCTCAACTGCTTTAACAAACACTTTATTGAACTGTTTTTCGTAATCTATGTATGTATGTAGATCGAACTCTGGAGGTAATTTATTTACATAACCGATCACATCTTCATGAAATGGATTTGGCATTTTAACATACACATATTTTATCTTATCACTATCTGAGATAAGAGCATATTTTTTGTCTAACCCAAGTCTCTTAACATGGTGGTTGAACAATAAACAACCCCTTACATGTATTGGTGTACCCTTGCCATATATGTAAGTACCATCCCCATATATCTTCATACCGTTCATTCCACTTGGTGCAGATATCTCTTCGACAGAAAGAGTTTTAAATTCTTGTTCGTAATCTAATATAAACTTGTGAAGTTCAGATTGATTACCACCCAAAATAACGTTGATAGATTCTTTGAGTTTTGCCTTTACTGCAGCAGGTGTGGTGCTTCTAACTAATGCAAGACCTTTAACCTTTAACTTGGGTTCAGCATATTGAACCCCTTCCGAGTTATGTACATTTAGAATATACATCTTCTTCTTAACAAATATACCCTTATCTGCCAAGATCTCACGTTTCATCACCATTTTCTGTGCATACGCATTCATATAATCCGCAAGACTCTGATAAGAATTATCAATAACTGGTTGTAGGATTTGCTCACAAACCTTATCCATATACACAATTTTCTTCTCTGTAGATTTACCAATACACAATTGTTCTACCAATGTTTCCAAAGACAAGTAAATAGAATCAGTATCACCATAGACCACATACTTTTTATTTTTTGTCTTGAGAGTCTTATTCATATACTTATCAAGACTATCTGCTATCCACTGAATCGATAACTGTCCAGACTGAGTAATACCTTCTGCCATCCTCAAATCATAATACCTGAACCATTGATTACCTAAAGCACCATAGAGTGAATTTAATGCAATCTTCAATGCCATTTGTAGATTATCCAATCGACTGATCTCTTTCAACAATTCTTTATTGTGCGTATCCTCATATTCCTGCTCTATCTTCAGCATCTGTTTCTTTTGTTTACTTCTATCATCATACATCGTTTCCATGAGTTCTGGTAAGAACCCCTTCACATCTTTACGATAACACCAACCGTTACCAGACATAGATAAATCGTTATCTTTAACATAAGAAGTATCGAACTTTTGTTTCAACAACCCATCTACAGTTGTTGGTATCTTAACATCTGTTATTGTCTCAGGTGAAATATTATACTGCATAATCAGATGAGGATATAGACTGTTCAAGTCGAACGATGCTAACCAACGATGATAACCAGTAACAGGTTCTCTGACAAATGCACCTTCAAATGATTCACCCTTTGTACCTTGTTTCATTGGAATAACAACATCTTTATTTCTCAAGAAGTTGTATATGATAGAATCCCACATACCAACAGGAGAAAATACATCTTCATAATTGATTTTTGCATAATATGCTAGAATGACCGCGAGTTCTAACAATTTCATTTTATCGTCTAATAAATCTACCAATACCGCATCGTGTATGTTATAATCTACAAAGGTATTCCAGTGATCTGTATAAAATTCTTTAAAAGTATTGCCTGGATTGTCTTTCTTATTCTCACCTAATTCAACATAAACGATATGGTCTAACTTATAAGATTCCTGTGTGATATAGGTAAACTTCTTATACAGATCAATGTAATCTAATATTGACACACCATTTATGTTGAAGGATATTTCTTCATGTCCCTTCACAAAAACATTCTTTTGTCTTATGTTATTCCATGGAGATAATCGTTTGGAATAATCCTCACCCAACACATTGGTAATTCTATTGACCAAATACGGAATATCAAACAAATCAATATTCCACCCTGTAACGATATCAGGGTAATTAGATTGCCAGAATGATAGAAATTCTCTCAATAAGTTACTCTCGTCGAAACATTTTATATACGTAACATTCTCTTGTTCTCCACTCCAAGGTTTGCACCCAAATGTGGTTATCTTTTTAGACGATTTATCTTTAATTGAAATTAGGTTAATAACTTCATTGGCAGTTTTTACGTTCGGAAACCCATATTCAGTTTCAGTTTCTATGTCCAAAAAATACACCCTCAACATGTTGAAGTCGTATTTCACATCTCCCGTATAATTTTCAGATATATACTGTCTGTTATAATCAGTATTACCGAAAATTGGAAACCCATGAACACTTTCGTATTGTTTGCAGAATTCCTTAGCGTCTTTGATTGATCCAGGTTTAACTTCATCTACTTGTTCTCCATAGATGGTCTTAAACTTGCTTGGGTGCTTTGAGTTAACAAACAAAGTTGGTTTGAATGGGACTTTTTCTTTGAATGGTAACCCGTCGCGGTAACCCCTAACAAGGATATTATCACCATAAGTTATGGCATTTGTATAAAAATTAGGCATTTTTCTCCTTACCATATAATAATTGCATGACATCTAAACATATGTCATGTGCTGGGTGATGTTTGAGAACCTTGTTGTTGTCAAACTCTGGGTGTTCAATTTCTACATACCCATTAGTTGACCCATACAAAATATCCACCGCTGTTCTCACATCTCTCCAGTTATTATACCCTACAATTGGTTCTTTGTAAAGCGATCTACAAAAACTATCTAATACGCATTGATCTAAAGAACCCCTTTGCCAAAAAGTTTGGTTTTCTGAGTTTTGAATTCTATTGATGTAATCGTATAACATTTGATATGCTTCCAATGATTTAACATCATTTTCATTTGGACTTAAACTTATTTTTTGAATATACTCGTGCTGTTTAGACCACCAATCCAAAGTACCTTTATCCATAGTTCTTTTATAATTCTTTACCTGATCCTTAACATCTAGTTTTACAAATAAAGTTTTATCCAATAACTGCTGATAAGACGGTCGCGTATCGGGATCGAAATACACGATAGCAAACGATAAAATGACCGAAGAAGATTCCACACCAAGTGTTTCTATATCAAACGCAAAAATAACCACCCCCAAATTTACCAAACCCTTGATTATATCTTTTCATATTAGTGCCATGTCCTGTGCTTTTCTGCTATAGTGCCATGTCCTGTGCTTTTCTGCTACCCATTCTGAACCATCGTAATCTTCAATTTGCCATTCAACATCATCTGGAATCTCTACTACTTTTAATGATGCATAAGTTCCATCCACTTCTTCACCTAATTCTTCTACAACTTGGACTAATATAGGATCTGCACGATCAATGTCCCAGTATTTTAAGCAATAATATTCATCTATATCTTCTCCAGCAGTACATAATTTATTTAATTCTTCAATTGGAATAGAAAAATAAGCAGTACCCATCCAATTAGTACTTTCACTTTTGTACCATTCAATACCTTTCAAATCTAGGTATCTTTCAAATCCTTTGTTAGATATACCAAATCCACCATAACTGTTACTAATTACTATTTTTCTCATTTAATAGCCTCGCTTGAATCAGCTTCAATTTTATCTAATCTGGTTTCCAGATATACAGGAAGAAATAAACTCTCTTCGCCATTTATATTCTTAATTCTAGCATTATACTTTACTGCGATAATCTTGCCGATAATACTTTGATCAATAGTCTTACGATCTTCATCAGTAAAACCAGACCCAACATTTACTTTGATAATACCATCTGCCGATTCACATTGCAAAGCACCTAATAATCCTTCATACTTACCAGTACCTTCTATCCAACCAGTAACTACTGCGTCCATATCTAATTCTGCCTTGAACTTAACTTGCCCCTTACTTCTTTTGTTTTCCCAGATAGAATCAGCATCTTTTAAGATGATACCTTCTTGTCCTTCTTCTAACATAAGATTAAAGAATGATCTTGCAACTTCTAAATTAGGAACTATGTTAGTCAATACAACATTAATCTTAGGTGATGGATTAAATTCATTCATTGTCATCAAATCATCAAAACGATCTTTGTATGGAACATCATATTTTCCAGTTAAGAACTTATCATAAGGAATAACATCCCAAACAGTCATTTCGACTAATGATGCTTCACTATCTGATATAGTACCTTTGTTTGCCTTATTAAGAATTCCATTACCTGTTTGTCGATCAAGTATCCTCCCATCTTTACGCACTAATAATTCACCATCAAATACTAAATTAGTACCACCTGCAAGTTTAATGAAGTCTTGTTCAAGATTACCTAAAAGATTAATCTCTTTTCCATTTCTTGATCTGAATTCAACTATACCATCTTTAACAATAGCATTGACCCTCATCCCATCCATTTTAACTTGCGCAAATGCTGGATACTTAATTTTTGATACTAATTTTTCATCATAGGGTGAACATAACATACATGGAAAGTCTGGAATAAGATTGGTCCAAACTTTGTTAACAGTAGAGATGTTTACACCACATCTTAGATCTTTAGATATGATGCGTTCAATAACAAGAGCATCCTCTTCAGAAATTGCAGATAGAGTTAATGTTAATTGGGCAATTGCTGCATTACCTGTCAAAGTTCTTGATGATAATATTGAAAGACTGTCTACTGCTTGTTTAAGTGTAGCAATTGGAGTTTCATACAAAGGAGTGTATTCAGGTATAATCCTGATATAGAATTGTGTGAATGGATCTAGAGCAAGTCTAATTACTTCTTTGAGCAATTCATTATCTTTATGTTGCTTCAAGAAATCAATCTTGAAGTTACGCGAATTGTTTGATGCAAGTGTTTCTAGTATTTGATTAATCATGCTTATTCCCTATACATACGGACAGTATATTTCATACCATTGTATTTCTTTTCATTATGACTTAACGACTTATTTCGACCAGAAGCATTGACATTTGCTTCTTTACGAGTATTGAAAGAAGCTACAAGACTTTCACCAGGAGTACCACTTGCACCATTTTTACTATATACACCATATTTCAACATAATATAAATCTCCTCAATTAAACGATATCAATTTGGACATTATGTCCGGAATAAAATCCCATCAGTCCGATTGGTTTATGAATTCTTGAAGTTTGGTCTTCAAGAGAAGATAAAGCAGACATAACTGCTCGGTTGATTGATACGGAAGTGCCGAAGTTGCTTCTGATCTGTTTTACTGTAGTAAAAACAGACACACCACCGACAATAATTCTAACTTTTGTATTTTGGTTCAGTTTCATAATATAATCTCTCTTTTCAAATTTATGAGTTATTTTACACCATATCGAAAGAAATGTAAAGCTTTATTTTGCTTCATAATGGAAATTTACTGTTTCCAAAATGACAACAATCATTTCAATAATTTGATAGAACCATCGGAGGAAACGAAATATGCTTCGAACTTGATTGTTGGAAATAGTTTCTTTAGTTCAAGAAACTTGGTAAGGTTACTCATCGCATCATCAAATAAACTTACTCGGTCGAACTGACCTGATGTTAGATAGTTATGTATGATTATAAACTTCTTCTCGGCAGCACTATTAATATCAGTAATATTACCTGCTCTTTCTACTCGCACTTTATCGATATCGAACCTATGTTTCCTGAATGTATCTAGAAACTTTTCCTTGTTATTGAAGTTTGCCCTTGCAGTTACAACAATAACTTTACTTAGGGGATTCTTTGCAGAATGAGAAAGAATTGCTCTTGCCCTATCCATCATTCTTGCAATTGGTTTAGATTCTTTGTAGAACTTTTCCGAGTCTCTAAATTCTGAAAAGTCAAAATCTTCGCCATGGTTAAGGACATATGTATTGAACTGTTTGTTGGTTAATTTCTTAACAACTTTACCATCTTTCACTACACTGATCATAGCAGTAGTATGAAACAATGTATCATCTATGTCGAATATAGATAATCTACCAAGTTTATTCTCTTCCATAAGATATTCTTTGAACGATTCCATTCTATTTGCCTGAGAGTTTACCATTTACTTATTTATTCTTCCTCATCTATACCCATATCTTGTCTAACCATATCGTATATTCCACTGTAACAAGTAGGGCAAAAGGCAACTGGTAATATACCAAAATATCCTAACACCCCACCTTCGTCATCAGTAAACTCACATTGACAAACATTACAAGAATGGTCTTCACCTACGTGGTTGAAACCTTCAATCATTTCACTTCACCAAATGTTCTTCTGCTCGGAGAAAACCTCATTAACTTTTTAAACATAATTACTTCTGTAGTATCTTCAATAATATAACCAATCATACTTCTTTTATCATCAGTCAAGAGATACGTATGATTGGGATAATCCCACTTTGTAGTTTCTTTTAATTTAATCATTATTTTTTACCAAATTTTTAATATGAGCATAGTATACTTGATATCGATACAAAGGTAAAGCTTTATTTTCGATCAAATGGGAAATTTACTAATTACTAGAAAGAAACAATCATCGTCTCATTGTTCATTGTTGCGGATTCGTAAACCATTGTTCGTTACGTATTGTCCTCACATATTCTAGTTGAGTAGTCAAGTACTCTTCGTAATTATCTAATAATTTAACAGATTTAATTGTACTGTACATGTATTCCCAATCACCATGACCATCGCCTCTATAAATGTACATAGGATTCCCACCAGTAGCATTGAGGAGATCAATGCTAGTAATAAAGTTTTCAATCATTTTTAATCTCCACAAACAGTAATAATTAGATCTCATAAACATCTAACACAGTTAGTATACACCATAAACAAAATAAAGTAAAGCTCTTTTTGAAAATAAATATATCACACAAATGTAAAGAGATATTAGTATGTTAACTATCGAACAAATAACAAAAATATTACCGAACAATAAGAAACCTGATGCACTTACGCAAGCACTGAATATTGTACTACCTAAGTATAACATAAACACTAAGGAAAGAATATCCTGTTTTCTCGCACAATGTGGACACGAATCTGGCGAGTTCAATAGTCTAACAGAGAACCTCAATTACTCTGGACAAGGTCTCTGTACTACATGGCGCAAACGTTTCCCAACTTTACAGGAAGCATTACCCTATGAACGCAATCCTGAAAAGATCGCAAATAAGGTATATTGTGATAGAATGGGGAATGGACCTGAAAGTTCTGGTGATGGTTGGAAATATCGAGGTCGTGGAGCAATTCAGTTAACGGGGAAGAACAACTACATCAAGTTTGCTAAAAGTATAGGTAAAACACTTGAGGAAACTGTTGCATATTGCGAAACAGTGGATGGTGCTATTGAAAGCGGATGTTACTTCTGGAAGTTCAATAACTTGAACAGATTTTGTGATAATAAGGATTTTGTAGGACTAACTGAAGCCGTTAATGGTGGCACTAACGGCTTAGTCGATCGATTACGATTATATAATCTTGCTATTAAGGTTTTGTAGGATTAGTAGCATCTTCTTCTGCTACTAATAAAAAATAATCTTCTTGATCTGCGATTATCCCAATTTCAAATCTATTATAACTACATTGTATATAAATTGGTTTATCCGAATCACCAATTATTTCCTTCAATTCATTAATATTCATCTTTGGTGCCTAATCAATGGGAGTTGTTTCGGTTTTAATTTCCAATCAAATACCTCTCGGCAGTCCACGCATATTTTAGTATTCAAAGAAGAAAGTAATAACATACCTGCACCACAAAATGGGCATTTATTGTTCATCATTTTAGTATAATTTTAGACTCTGGTACAACAATTGGACTGAATACTCTTTTGTATTCTTTAATCATATCTGGATCAAGTTCTGCTTCAGCGCTTAACGAATGAATATGTAATTTAATCGGCCCTTTTGCGAAAGGTAGGTAAGGTGTCAATCCAACACGAATACTAGTTTCAGTATCTGTTAGATTAATTGTTGCGGGATTCTTAACAAAGTAATATTCGCCATATTCAGTATCTACAATCTCAGCAACAATATCTTCGCCTGTAATTGTTCTAAAAACCTTAATATCTTCACTCATTATAATTTCTCATTTAAAATAAAAAGAGGCCCCCAGTGGTGCGCAGGTCTTCGGGATGCGTAGGGGCACATGTTATACTATATAGTCGAAGGATCTTCCTTCTCATTTAATAACACAAGATTTTCCCTACCATTACCAATCAGAACTTTTCTTGGTTTGGCACTTTCAGGTATCACATTCACAAGATATACACTAAGAATACCATCGACGAATTGTGCGTCTTTTACGACAACAGTTTCTGCCAATTTGATAGTCTTCTTAAAGTCTTTGGTGCTGATGCCTTTATGTAAGTACATATTGCCATCAGTTTCTTTGTGAGTTCCAGTAATAACCAATACACTGTCTTCAACAGTGATATCAAGTTCTTCCTGTTTAAACCCTGCCACAGCTAATTCTACCACATATTCATAATCACCAATTTTGATGATATTATGCGGAGGATATGACTTAGTGGGAGTTTGCGTTGATACCTTTTCAAGTTCATCCAGGATTCGCTCGATTCCTAAGAATTGGTTAGTAAAAGGTAATGTTGTATATGGTGCATATGTGTATGTCATTTTATTTCTTCCTTTCGGCAAGATTAATTAATAATTCTATCCTTACGGCATAGAAAGTTAGGTTGGTAGTTCTTTAAAGTCAACCTACCAATGACTTACGGACCTCGGGAGAAGGGCGTTCTTTATGCCTCAGGTACTTCTTTAGGTAAAGAACCATTATACTCTGATACCTGTGGGTCACCTTGAGAGCGAATCTTTTCAATAACACCGGCCACTTGTTCAAACGGTAGTTTTGCCAATGCTTGTAAAATTGAGTTTACTTCTACTACTTTCAATTCAAGTTTGATTTCTAATTCGTCAATTGGGTTTGCAGTTGCTTTTTCAGTCATTATTTTATCCTATATTAATAATATTATTTAGTCTTACGACCACCAATGGTATATTTAGATTCAAGGTTCCAGTTCTTTTTGTCTTTATATGACGCAATTTTGATCTGGGACAATGAAGCTTTATTATCTGCTTGCGCAGGATTTACTATAGTAAGTAACTCCCAATCTTGGAGTAAACTTGCTATTGCATTTCTTCTTTCAATATCATTTATTGTGATATTGCTTTCTTTTCCATCTAAACAAAATAACTCTTTAAAATGTACAATAAAGTATTTACCTTGTTTATGTAGGATATGACAAGATTGATACAAAGTATTATCTTTCTTCGATGCAATCCCTATTCTAGTTAGTGTTTCACATACTTTCAGAAATGCATCAGGATCTGGTAGATTCACCTCAAGCATGCTGTCATAATTCCAATCATAAAAAATATCCATTTTATCTACCACCCTTATACAATTTATTTTCAATAATGGCAAGTTGATCATCGGTTAATATATCCAATGCTTGTCTTGCCTTTTCATCGGAATATTTATAATATTCCTTAACCAATAAAAAAGATTTTGGGTCTTTATCTTTTTTTGCCCATTTACCAAACCTTTTCTTTTTCGGTATAGTATTTAGTAAATATTTAAATTGTATATCGGAATCTAGATTGTAAAATTTATTCATTTCATTCGCATACAGAATTGTATCTGGATACTGGGATAATCCTCTATTGACCATGAATGAATTATAATCTTTTGTTGATTGTGGATCAGTGAACAAATTATCTTTAGAGAAAGATATAGCAGTTATAAAATCAAATGGGTTCATAACCTTTCTCCAAACCTACTAGTTCTTTTAAATTTTCCTCATCAATAGTAAAAAATACATTTGGAAATCGTTTTCTAATATTATAATCCAATTCATCACCATCTTTACCTTGACCTAAGAACTCTGAAGTTTCTGCATTATATCCATATAACCATCCAGCATCTTGCTCAATCACCATATGAACAGTTTTTTTTATCTCTACATCCTCTCCTGTCTCTGGATCAGTATAAACATAATACTCTTCATATTCCTCTTGGTCTACTCCATTTGCACGATAACAACTAATCCAACCTACAATGAATCCAAAAATAAATGATACTATAATAAACACATAAGTCAAATAATCATCCATCACACAATTTCCTATTTAAATTTACAAGAAGACATAATTTCAACCATCGCAGACATGGTATTAATTTCCTGATCCGCAACAAATGCACTTTTATATTGATAATCACCAATGATAATAATCAACTGAGGTATACTGGATGGATCCAATACATTCAATGCATTATCATATAAATGACGGAATAGTGAAGGTGCATCTGCATCTGAACTGGCAACCCATTTACGCACCGAACCAAAGTCCTTTTCCTTTAACCCTCTAATTAATTCTTTATAAGAGTCCGCAGATACATTGACAAAAATTCCAGAGTCAATTTTACCCGCAACAGAATATCTCTGCAATTCATTTAATACTCTCCTATAATCTGGGAAATGTTTAGTTACTAATTCGGCAACCACTTTTGGATCAAACTCTATGTTCTCTTGTTTCAAGATCTTAGTTGCACGTTTGAAGAACTGTGATGCCATCTCTTGCTTTTCTTTAGGATCGATTTTAAATTCTATAGTCGCACATCTAGAATGTAATGGATCAATGATACGGTTCTTAAAATTACATGTGAATATAAATCTACAATTGTTACTGAATTCTTCAATATATGAACGTAACGCAGGTTGAACAGAGTCAGCATTCATATAGTCCGCTTCATCGATAATGATAACCTTTTTAGCATCAGTTAGAGATACCGTTGAGGCAAAATCTTTTACAATTGTTCTGAGTGTATCGATCTTGCGACCTTCATCAGAACCATTTATCATTATATAATCAGCACCAACTTCATTACATAATGCTTTTGCTATAGTAGTTTTACCTACACCAGCAGTACCAGTAAGTAACATCGTAGGTAATTCACCCTGTTTGATATAATTGCGGAATGTATCTTTTATAGATTCTGGTAAAATACACTCATCTATAGTCTGAGGTCTGTAACGCTCCACCCACAAAAATTGATTGTCCTGTGATTCAATCATCATAATATCTCCATAGTAAAAATTAATTCGGGATAAACAATAAGTATACCCCGAATATATCAAAAAGTAAAGCGTCTAGAAAGAACTATCCGCTTCAATTGCAGAGTAATATACCAAATCACCTGAAGTAGATTCAAATCTTGCAATCTTAGAGTGGATAGTCACTTTATAATTTGCATTTAATAATTTCAGATTTTCAATCTTAATATTTGCTTTGAAGGTTTTATCAGTGGTTCCAACAACTGTTTGATAAGAATTGCTTGTGTTGTTCTTTTTATCCCCAATGTTTAATACCAACTCCGAACCATCACCAATAATAGAAAGGTCTGATGCTTTAAGTACACCCGCGGTGCGATGTATTGTATTATATAATGCATCTGATAAATCAAATGTAATATCTGCTGCAGGGAACACGATATCTTTTTTAGGTGTAACTAAGATAGACGCATCGGCGGCATAATATCTAATTCTGTTACCATTTTCTTGAATATTAACAAACTTATCTTCAAATACTAACTCAGGATCATCAAATAACGATAAAGCTCCAAGAAATGCATTCAAATCGTAGATACCAAAATCAACTGGAAATGTTTCTGCGACTGTAACAGTCGACGCAATAGTTTTATTTGTAGAAGTTGTTCTTAATTTATTACCAGCAGTCAATAACAAATTGCTATTGATAGACGCATAATTTTTAAGTATGGCAATTGTGTCTTTACTTATTTTCATAATGTCTCCATTGTTTATAGTTTAATGTTGTTGTTTAACTCAATCAATTCAAGTTTTCTTTGAATAATTACTTCTAGGTAGTTAGATAAATCCATCGCTTCTTCTTGCGCATGGATTAACCAATCTAATTCGTTTAAGTCAGTTCTTTCAAGTGTAACCCCGTATTTTTGCAAACCAAATTCTGCTCTTTTTTGTATTTTCTCGCACACCGCATCTTCATATTTACTCATAATATCTCCAACCAAATAATCATTATACTACACATTTTGAAAAAAGTAAACTAAATAAGCATCTTCTTTAGTCATTATTGTAACCATTCAATATTTACTGTTTGTTCTTCACCAATCCAATTAACAAAATAATCTGCCTCTTCTATTCTTTCATAATCTCTTGGATAATATGTGTGAATAAGAACACTTTCATCACGGAATTTTAATAAAGCATTTCTAAATTTCAAGAATTCTTTCTTGGGTTTGATTCGGTATTTTACTTCAGGTTGCCAATTTAAATCTCTGTCAGCAATATCTCTCCACCTACTATCAGTAAATGTATCGCCAACTTGAAAAACTTGAATTTCTGCACCATCTGCCCATGCTTTAATTAACTCACAATGTTTATGTTTCATCTTAAACCTCCAATTCATCATCAAACCAAACCTTGCCACATTCTTGACATTCATATCTTTTTATATAACCATCATCAGTAGGATCAAAGTTTCCTGTACTACCAATTTGGCGTGTTGAAAAATTAGTATGATTACATTCATCTCTAAGATACATCAATTCTGAATATAATTGTTCTATATTTTCTTGTATTTCTTTTACTTTCTCTTTAATTGAGGTCATTCTATTACCTACCAGCATCTCTAATATCCTGTTTTGGTTTGTCTAACCATGCTAAGAATTCTTTGGTGCAATCTAAACATAACCAAATATCCTCACCTCTGTGATTAGTACCACCAGCATTCCCACACATATCTCTAGAACCAGTAGAGCCTTTGTATGTTAAAGATGTTTCGCCCCATTCTCTGCTAGAATTTGAATAACGTGTATCTTTTTCAGAGCCACATCGGTCGCACGAAACGGTTTCAACAGTTACCTTAGATATTCCCATTACTCAACTTTACCTTTATTATAATTACTATCCATTGTTATAAACATCCTATATTAACGGTTTGCTCATCAGTAAGCCACATTACAAATTCTTCAAATTGTTCTGCAATGATATATGCTTCTGATTTATATGTAACTGTATAAAATTCACCATCTGGGAATTTAAACAATGCAACTTTATATTTTAAAAATTCTTCCTTTGGTTTTATTCGGTATTCTGTATCCTCATTCCATTGAGGACTAGGTGCTTTAAACCATTGTTGACATCCAGTGTGAAAATACTCAATTTCTGCACCATCTGCCCACGCTTTTATTATATCACAATGTTTATGTTTCATCACTTAACTCCTAGAATGGGATTTCGTCAAGAGGAGAAGTTGCAGATACAAATGGTTCAGGTTCAGGTTCTGCCATTTTATCCATTAAATCAACAAATGCTGCTTTTGTTTGAGCATCAAATCTATTAAGACATAGATTGACCGCTTTTGCTTTATTACCAAAGATAGCAAAGGCTCTAATGATGTGAACCATACGACGAGTAGTGATTAATTCATCTACACCACCATCGTCATATGTTTTACGGATAGCATCTGCCCATCTTACTAATAAATCAGCAAATTCTTCATCAACACAGTTAAATTGTTGCATTAGATTCTTAACAATTTTTAACTCAACATTTGCAGAAGGATATTCTTGTTCAAATGTAACTGCAAATCTTTCCAAGAATGCTTCGTTTAATACATTTGTACCGATGTATCGACCATCATCAGAACCTTTACCTTTGGTATTGGCAGTCGCGATGATATTGAAACCATCGGCAGGAATGATCATTTCGTTTTTCAATTTGAAGTAATATGGTTTACCTTCAAGAATAGGTTGCAAACAAAGCAGAGTGTTTGCAGAACCCGCATCAATTTCGTCTAATAACAAAGTAGTACCACTTCTCATTGCAAGAAGAATTGGACCTTCAACAATTTCAATATTACCTTCTTGAAGGGTTTTAGAACCAATCAACTGATCTTCGTCAGTCATCATGTTGAGGTTTACGCGGATAAGTGGTTTTTTGTGTTTAGCACAAATTTGTTCCACCATAGTAGATTTACCGTTACCAGTTGGACCGTAAATATACGAAGGATAAAAAATGCCAGATTTGATGATAGATTCTAAATCTTTGAAGTTACCGAATGGTACAAAGTTAGGATCTTTCTCTGGCACGAGGGATGTTCCACCTTTAGGAATGGAAACTGGTTTCATTTCTGTAACCTCACGGAAATCTTGTTTATTTGCATTGAATGCATAAACACCTCTTGAAATTCTATTTGACATCAAAAATACTGGGAATGCACATTTCAGGGTTTGCTTTACTGCAATGATTTGTTTTTTGGTAACGGTGCCAGTAGAAGCAACTTCTGGGAACATGTCAACTAATTTTGATTGAACTGTTTCGATGTATTTTTGATCACTCATTTTGTAACTCCATAATATAATAAAAATTTTTCTAACTTATGAACTTAGTATACCTAAAGTTCTCATAAAAGTAAAGCTATATTTTAACTATTTTTGTAAATAAACTAATTCCAAATAATAAATAATCACGCAACATAAGAAATAAATTTGTTTAATAACAATCTATTAACTTGACGACTTTCCATCATCTTTGTGAATTTATTGGCAATAGATTTAGTTGATTGGGAAGAATTAACCGACAACTCTTTGTCATCTATTTTCAACGAATTTGCAGGCACAACAAACAAATCATCACGACCTTTGGTTCTGAAAGAAGCGAATCCATTTGCACGGATTTCCGTTCTAACTTTATCTGTATCTATGTTATCAATACCATTGTCATATGCTAAATTATGCAACACAATTCTAGACGCAGACGGTGTAACATAGAACCCGACGTTAGTAACATCATATCTTCTTTTAAGTATTTGCAATAACAAATCAGTTTGGTCACTGGCATTACGACCAAACTCATAATTGATTTTTGTAACAGGATCAGTAAGGAATACAGTTTTTCTATAAGAGTTTGTACAATTTAATACACCACCTGCTCCATCGGTCAACGTAATCATAGACATTTTCTCTACACCATTAAGACGAATAAATTTACCAACATATTCAGTCATATATGCAAGAGCAGGTAGTAAAGGTGTGCCACCTAAACCGAACCCACGTTCAGAACAAAAATGGTGGATATTGAATAATCTTTTTGCCATTCCATTAAAATCACTGATAGACATTTTATTGCTAAATAACTCCAATAAAGAACAATTAGTTACTGCATTATCAAGGGTAGAATCAGAAATTAACCTATATGCATCGTGTTTCTCTCTCTTTTTTTTATAATATGATTCTGTTAAATCTTCTATTCCACGTATATAATAATCGGAGAATGCTAATACCTGGAACGGGATTTGTGCTCTATAACAAAACATAGATAATGTAATAACTTGTTGTACTACATCATTAATTACACTAGACATAGAACCAGACCAGTCTACTAAAAAGATCATGCCGTGCTTTTTACCATCGTTTGTAATTGCAAGTCTTTTAAATAAATCATCGTTAAACTGGTAACCCCATATTTTCTTCATATCCAATGCACCAGATTTTGATACTTGAGTACGTTTATATTGAGTCGCTGCCTTTTTCATTTCAAATTCTTTAAGAAGATAACTTACGGTCTTCATAGTATTTGTTTTGAAGATGTTATATTCGTCATCGGTATTTTTAAAAATTGTTGAAGAAGACCAATATCGTTCAACAAGTTTCGAATTCGATGTAGTTTGGTTCAATATAGTTTTATAATCTATAAAAGTATCAGGATCGAAGTTGGTATCTATTTCTACATAAACATAATCTGAACTTAAATCTAAGTATTCGTCCAAATTTTCTTCCAATGCCTTAGAAGTTTTAGATTCCAATTGTTCTTCATCATCATCGATACAATTTGAATCACAATTTGAATCTATTTCCTCATCATCAGATTCGTCTATTTCCTCATCATCAGATTCCTCATCATCAGATTCTTGATGTTCCTCCTCATCAGATTCCTCATCATCAAATTCTTGTTGTTCTTCCTCATCAAATTTTTGTTGTTCTTCCTCATCAAATTTTTGTTGTTCTTCCTCATCAAATTCTTGTTCTCGTTTTTTATCTTTCTTTAATTCATTTTTAGAGAATTCTAAGATTTCTTTTGCTAATTCAATAACTTCAGTTGTAGTTTCAACTTTCTCTGATCGGATTACGAATTCTTGTTCTTCTTTGGTGAATGTAACACCAGAAGAAATACCAACTTTGAACCAAAGGTTGATTTTATCAATCAAGTTAAGAGATTGTACATTCTTTATTTTAGAAAGACCGAAGAAATCTCTTTCATTGAGATGGTTATAACCAACAACCATAGATTTTTTAAGTCCAGGATATTTACGTTTCATCAATTTCTCGATACGAACGTCTTCTATTACGTTTAAGTAACTGTGTAGTTTACGGTTATCGACAGAAGCATCAACTAAATCCATAGTTGTGAATAAAGCATGACCTACCTCATGACCTACCATCATCCCCTCAATTTCAGGAGTCATATTTTTGAATATAGGTAAGGTTAATTGTCTTGATTGGATATTGAAAGAAGCGGTTTTGACTGCTTTTTTAACAACATTAATGTTTTCTGTCGCTAGTAGTTTAGCGATAATGTTAATTGAATGGTTCATAATATAATCTCTCTTTTCAAATTTATGAGTTATTTTACACCATATCGAAAGAAATGTAAAGCTTTATTTTGCGTCATAATGGAAATTTACTGTTTACCAGAACGAAATAATAAAATCGTCAAACCCTAAAAATTGATGAATTTATGGTTCAAATATCTTCTTATAAAACAATGTATTGGCAGGGTTAGTGTGCAACTTTTGTGACTCAATTTTAGTAAAAGAAGCAAAGGGTGAGGGTATAATTTATTAATTGTTATTTAAATGGCATTAAAATATGATTTACCCTCATAAATCAAGAGATTACAGAGAAATCGTTGCGTTTTTCTATACGTAATACTGAATGAAATTTATCATTCAGTATATCACCTCGATGCGATATTACAAATACATTTGTATCTGATTCTAATGAATTGATCATGGTTAATAATGATTCTGTAGAGGCATCATCCAGAGACGAATCTGCGATTTCGTCCATAACCAAAAGATTCGTATTGACTGAGTTCTTGAGTCTGGCAATCTGTCTCCACGCAAACAAAATAGCAACATCTAGTTTACGTTTTTCACCTTCTGAAAATGAAGCATAGGTGAAATCATCTCGGAACCTAGATTTAATGGTCTCGTTAAAAGATTCGTCCAGTTCGAATTTGATGTAAGTATCCATAATTGCAAGATACTTATTGATCAAATTATTCATTACTGGTAGATATTCTCTTATAATTGCGGTCTTAATACCAGTGTCTTTCAATAACTGGTTTGACACATCTTGTAACCTACGTAACTCCAGCAAAGAAGTTTTCTTGTTGATCTGGTCTATGGTGGTAGTTGCTAGTTCTTTAAGTTTACCTTTTTCTTCATCAACATTAGTAGTATCCTGTTCAACAGATTCAATTTCGGCAAGGAAATTAGAATTCTGACGGTTCAGTAATGTGATAGTGCTGTTAGTTGTTGATAGTTCGATGTTCTTATCTGTAATATTATTTTGAATTTCCTGAATACTTTTCAATGTCTCTTTCAATTCAGCATAATATTTTTCCAATGCAGTGATCTTAGAATTCTCTTCTTCAATTTTACTCTGGAGGTCTACAATTACAGTTTGTTTATAATCTTCAGATATATCTTGGGAACACGTAGAACAAACATCATTCTCGTCAAAAAAATGTTTATGTGTAATATGATGATTAACTACTGCAACAGATTTGCTCAGTAATCTATTTACATCCTGTGATGCTTCATCATACTTATCTTTGTAAGCAACCAGTTCCCTTAATCGTACAAGATCTTCAGTTAACGAATCAGAAGTTAATTGTGCTTGTTCTATCTGTAGATCGTTCTTAGCAATTTTATCCAACAATATTCTTACAGTTTCAGACTTGGCAGTATTCATTGCTTTGATTATAGCAGTCTGTGACTCAACTTTTGCCCGTGCTACTTTGATCTCAGAATCTAATTTTGATATCTCATCTTTAGTAACACTTATTCTATCTTTTAAAAGTTGGTTCATAACAGAGAAAATGCGAATATCGAGAATATCCTCGACCACTTCTCTACGTTGATTAGACTTCAATTGCATGAATGGGACAAATGATGCTGACCCAAGTATTACTACCTGTGTGAAAGTTTTATAGTTCAGCCGGAGGATTTGTTGTTCCAATATTTTCTGGTAATCCTTATTCGCTGCTTCTTGATTCAATAAAACATTATCACAATAAATTTCGAATATCCCAGGTTTCATTCCACGGATTATTTTATACCGTTTATTTCCTATTGTAAATTCGCAAGCAACCAAAAGGTGTTTGCCGTTGATAGAATTGACCAACTGACTTAATTTAACATCTCTGAATGGTTTACCAAACAAACAGAATGTAATTGCATCTAGGATAGTAGATTTTCCCTCGCCATTCTTACCCATAATAAGGGTAGTTCTTGATTTATCCAATAAAATTTTATTTGCAGAATTTCCTGTGCTAAGGAAATTCTGATATTCCACGTAATGAAAATTAATAGTTGCCATTATGCCATTTCAAGGTTAACTGCTTCAGTGTATAAAGATTGTATGTAGGATTTAATTATAGAAGTATCAACATCAGTTTCAATCGATTCAATATAGTGATTTAAAACTGACTGAGTATCTTCTAATTTAATATCCTCAGATAGTTCGCCGTTGGAATAGTCACCGATGTCTTCGATAATTTTAATCTCATAAGCACCTTTATTATACAATTTAGTTAGGAAGGTATCATACTTATAAAAGTCTGTTTTATTAACTACAATAAGTTTGACATAAGTATCTTTTATATCTATATTACTTAGATCAATTGGTTCTCGGTCTAAATCGTCATATTCTAGTTTAACAAATAATTTATACGGATTCTGAACAAACTCCAATTCTCTTGTTCCAAGATCGAATATATGGAATCCCTTTGGATCTGCAAAATCTTGCCATGTAATCTCGTATGGTGTTCCAAGATAAGTAATATTACCCTTTGTTGATCTATGGTGGTAATGTCCAGAGAAAGTTTTATCAAACCGATCAAATGTAGATTGCGTCAACCCACCATGGGATTCTACACCACGATACATCTGGAACCCATCTATCTCAAAGTGTCCCATACAAATATCTGCAGGAGAAGTTCTAATTTCTTCACTGAACTGGTCATAATTATCTCGGCAGATCCAAGGGATTAACACAACATCGATTCCCTTTACTTGAACTGTTTGAGGATATTCTATACGGACAATATTATCATATTCTGCCAATAGCAAATTAGGTGTGTTTGGAAATAATTTTTCTTTAAAGTAGATATCATGGTTCCCTATAATCATATACACAGATATGTCTCTGTTTTTAAGTTGATCGAAGAAGAATATTTTACATTGTTCAATTACATAATTATTTGTAAACTTACGAGTATCAAATGTATCACCCAATATAATGATAGTGTCTATCTTATTTTTAGAAAGATATGGAAAGAATATCTCATTATAAAATTTACGTTGATGTTCAATGATAATAGTTGAACCTGTTCTTGCACCAAAATGTTGGTCAGTAATCAATGCAACTTTATTCATCCACACCCCATCCAATTATATTAGTTTGTTCCAGGGTTCTAATTTGATATCCATATCCTTTTGATATAGCAAATTTAATTGTTTCTTCTTCACCTGCACCAGTTATATCTTTCCAGTCATCCCATATTTTCAAAATTGTGTCATACCATCTATATTGTTTAATTACTTTGTCCATGTTACACCCATTGTATATAAAGTTTGGTAATTATTCTTCTAAACCTTCTGTTATAGATGTTATGAATTCTTTATATTCTTCTCTCGTAGAATAATATTCTATAACAGTCATAAGCGATTTGATTAATTCGTAATTAGATTCATTATGGATTTTACTTTCAATATTATATGATTCTGTTAAAGAAAGTCTAACGATTTCACTTATTTGTTCGGGTTCTAAACAAAGTTCTATTTTCATACTATAATTATCACCAATAATACTGCTGCAAAAATAACACCACTTAGAAATTTAACTTTATCTAATTGGATACGTAACTAAAATAATTGAGTATAGTTATTGATTCATCTGGTAGTATTTTAAAGACCATATGATTTTACACTCTTATTTTTACGTTTACCTACGTATAATATAAACAATAATCCTGTTAAGAACAACCAACTAACAATTGGTAATGGTACTGGTGCGGGTGGTTGTGTTTCAACAACAGTCATTGCAGATATACTTGACAAGTTATAAGACTTCACCACTGTCGCTAAATTATGTGCTTGTAGTGCGTTCACTAAGAAACCAAATGCACTTGATGAACCGTACACATAAGTTTCTGATATATCACTTACTGACCAATTAGGATTGTATATGGGATTATTGGCACCAAGACTTTGTTGTCTTGTCGAGAACCCTATTGTACGGGTATTTGTAGTATTATACCCGAATCCAGTCAAGTCGGCAGAGTATAATGTACCACTTAATGAATTTGCTCCATTATTAACATTACCAGTAATAGTCAATGTAGAACCAGTAGGATCGAATACACTTGACGAATTGAAATTCGCAACTAAACTGAAAACAGGCGAACTTACTGTCAACGATTTATTTGCAGCATTATCGAATAAGATTGTGGCATTACCTGTCGCTGTCAATGAATAACCAGAAGCAAGAGAGATAATGTCAATCTTCAATGCAGAAGTATTGAAGATATATTCATTATTTTTTAATATAGGTAACACATTGACATCTGTGGAAATTGCTGTTACGTTTCCATCAGTAGCAATATAAGGTAAAGACGGTAGTGTAACCGCAGAATTTGCTGTTCCAGATAAAAGAAGAGCAGTTAAGATAGCATATTTTTTCATTTTTGTTTCCTCAATAATTTAATTTATGAGTTATTTTACCTTGTAAAGTTAAAGAAGTAAAGAACTATTTTCTCTCAATTAAGAAATTTACTGTTTCCTAAGAGAAAATAATCATTGATTAAACCCAAAGTTACTTACGGTTTTTATGTTCATCTCATGGAATATCTCTGCCACTGTATAAGCAGATTTATCTGTATTGATAGTAATACCCCTTTCATTGGCAAATTTGTGTGCTTGTTCTTTTGTCAGAGAACAAAACTTCGCAACATGGAAACATCTTCCTGGACGAAGCAATGCTGGATCAACGTCACGAATTGAAGGTAGATTCGTCGAGAATACCATCTTTTTACCTTTGACTGTCACAAGACCATCACCGACATTTAGGAATTTATGCATTAAATCATTTCCAGCATTTCTAGATGATAAGAAAGAATCCGAATCCTCTAAGACCATAATTGAACTATCTTCATCTTCCAGAAAATCGGCAAAGATATTATCTTTACCTAATATGCTTGGATCATAAGTAACAATGGCAGAAGTCTTGGCATGATCCAATAACCCACGAATGAATGTAGTTTTACCAGTTCCTGGAGGTCCAATTAACAATAGAATTGATGCCGACGATTTCATGAATCTTTCATAATAAGAGTTAAGTTCTTCTCCTTCAAGGAAAGGGTACATTGATGTGACTGGTAACATTTCTTCATTCAATGGTAAAGTAATGTTACTGCCATCTGCATCGTACATCCACTTAATATAAGATTCTACTTTGTCGAAACGAGATTCCATAATTTTTGTATAATCAGACACGAAATCTGAATCCCCGACAAACTCAATATTAGCAGTGCTACCACTAATGTAGTAATCAATATAACTATCCAAATCATCGTGGACTGCCCAACCACTATAATCTTTTGTTTGAATAACCCTAAGTTTAGAACCGAGTTCTGTATGTAAGAATTCATTCCATTCTCTCTTGTTAGCAAATATTTTTATTTTGCTATGTAATGTTTTTAACCCTTTCTCGAAACGTCTTTGGTGTAAAGAACCCTGGACATATTCATCGAAAGAACTCACACCCATTATAATATCTTTTTCTTTCTTCATCGCAAATCCTGCTATATCATCTTCATAAAAATAAGACCAGTTTTTTTTACTGGTGATTTTCTTGCGTTTTTTGATACGCAATTGTCCACGTTTATACGCTTTCCAGTTAAACTGTACCATAAAATTCATCTAGAGGTGATATAACTTCTTTTGTAACCTTTTCTTTTTTTGGTTTTTCAAAAGCAGAACCATCGAAGTTGTTGAATGATTTCATATACTCAATATAATTATTTGTGAATTCACCTTGTTCATCATGTGATTGCAACTCTGTCAAATCCAACATATTGGAGGTAAGTATTTTACTCCTAATATAGACTTGTTTTTTCTCTTTTGCAATTCGTTGTAGGAATGCGAAATATACTATCTGGGTAAAATATGCAAATGGATTGTGAGTTATTTTATCATCGAATTTATCTATTGCCTTTAAACAACTTTCCACCCCATCTAATATCATATCATCTTTAAATTGATATCCATTGAAACTTCTAAGATGGGCAAAATTTGTTGCAATTTTAAATATACAATCCCCGAGGTATTCGGATACTCTTGGCAGTGGAGTTCCACTCTCATTCGCTTCAGCAACTAAAATTCTACGTTCCTGCAACGCATCGAAGAATGCTACATTATCTACATATTGACGTTTGGGTGGTGGTTGTTTAATCATAATAATTTCCGATTTTCTAACTGTAAGTCAAGTATACCCTAGTTTACAATAAAAGTAAAGCTCTAATTAATTGTTTCGTTACCTTTAACAAAAAAATATTCTGAAGGAAGATCAGGAAGATCATTAATTGTAACATCATGGTTATCACTTTTGGAATTTTCTACAACATAACTGTGATTATCGATTAAGTTTTTATAATATTGTATGGTAGATTCATTCAAAGGTTTTAATATAACCACATCTTGTTTGTATATTTCGAATATGTTATCATCAGTATATGAACACCAAGGCGTTCCTGTTACAATTTCTTTTTGTTTACCTTCCAATTCAATTCTGGCGGTTTTCATTTGGATAGGATACATAATTGTATACGTATTATCATCTGATGATATTAATACACAAATGATGGTATCACCATTCATCAATTTCATTGTAACATATTCGTGTTGTATCATTTCATCTCCACTTCTATAATTTTCATTTTAAATTGTTCTGTAGCATATATTTTATATCGTTCTATAGCGTGATTTAACGTGGTATTTTTCCAAGATTTCCAGTGTAAGTCATCGCATAAATCAAATAATGTACAACCATCTTTGCCATCGTCTAAACGCAACCCCCTGCCTATCGATTGTAAGTTACGTATCTTAGATTTACTTGGGTGTGCAAATATTACATTTCTAATACTAGGTATATTTGTCCCTGTAGATAGCGTACCAAACGAAGCGACTATGATAGCATCGTTATGTTTAGTAACTATATTCCTAATTTCTTCCCTGTCCGCGGTATCAACACCACCATGTATGAAAAACACTTTCCTATCTTCACCAACTTTATTACGGATAAGTTCAAATAAAATTTTCCCATGTTTATCTACGTAATTAAACAATATAAGAGTGTTACCCGTAGTAGATATAGCGAGGTTACGAATAAATTTATTTCTTCCTGTATTAGTAATTAACCAATCAAGTTCCTTTTGGTATTCTGTTCCCTTGAACATTTTTCTAGTTGGTTCATCATACTTCAATACTATACATTTAATTTTAAGTTCGGCGACACTATTTTGATCCATCAATTGACGGGTGGTTGTTACTTGATAAACCCTACCAAATAAACCTTCTAATGTTAATTTATTGACGTGGGAATCATCCAATGTCCCAGTGGTTCCTATACGGTAAACAGTTTCATCCATCTTTTCCATTATACCAGTTAAAGAAGTTGCCTTCGCAAGATGAGCTTCATCTGTGTAAACCACGTCAAATTGCCTGAACCACCCCTTTGGTTGTTTGAATATACTTTGCCATGTTGTGATTAAGACTCTTTTAGAAATATCTTTTGTGAATCCAGAATATAATTTTTGACAATAATCGTTGACTTCAAACCCGTTATTAGAAGAATAGTCTTGAAAATCGGAATACAGTTGCTCGACTAAACTTGTAGATGGAACAATAATGATACATTTTCTGTTGTTATTTAAATGCCACCTGAGTGATGCGTAAATTATAGCAGATTTCCCAGAAGCAGTTGGGGACACTAATAAAGTTCTACCCCTGTCCAATGCAACTTGAACTGCTTCTATTTGATAATCTCTAAGTTCGATTGGTTTACCCCGTGCAGTTAAGGTTAACCCATATACAAAGGTTTTAACTTCTTCATAAGAGATATTTTGTGCTTGCTTTAATTCCGAGGAAACTTCAATTTCATAATTATTTCTTTTTGCGAAGTCAATTAAATAATCCACCAAACCGACATAAAGAGTTTTTGTTTGTAAATTATAAAGTCTTGCATACCCATCCCATAATTTATTCTTATAGGTAGGCATGTACTGATACCCTTTAACTCTGAATCTGAAGAAATCTGATAATTCTTGATCAATTGATCGATCAGTAAAGACTCTTACATATACCTCATTAAACTTTTCTACTTTAATCATAATTTATTTTACAAAAGGGCTTTACTTTATTTTGTTTATGGTGTATACTAACTGTGTTAGGTTTGGTGTGAGGTCTTATTAGAAAGCTTTAGTTACCTGCTAAGAAC